AAGAAAGTAACCCCTAAGAAGCCAATAGTTGCAGACGCTGTAACTGTTGCACCTACACAGTTAGGGTTCTTTGAAAGCATATGGAAGTGGTTGAAGGATAGGATTAAATGAAACCTGTTTAATTAACTAGATATTTTTCATAATTTTGACCCATAGTTCTTTTTCGTAGTCTTCTTCAGCTTTTTTTTGGTCTGCCAATTTCTTTTTTTTTCCTGAAGGTTTCTTACCTCCTTTGGCTGGATTGTGTGGCGCAAAAACTTTCTTTGGGTCAGAGTGTCTAGTTAATCTATTACGTGCCGCAGACTCAGTCACTCCAAGTTCATCCGCCAATTGTCGAGTTGTAATCTCTTGTCCATCATCCAACGTATAGATAAGAGTTCTTAACTTCCCCACATCTAAATGTTAATGTACGATTCGTAGTGATAGAACCAACTGGCAATGTATAACGCTGAACCAGTTATTGCCCAAATGCACAAGTGTTTAATTACCTTGGCGGCAGTTATAATATCATCTTTCATTTTTTCTCTCCTATTAAAGCGTTAACTAAAGCGTTGCGAGTTGAAGTAAAGACATCAAGTCTCTTGGATAAAACTTTTGATTCAGGTGTGTCTTCTAATAATTCTGAGAGTATATCCATAGATAGTTCTTTGTTGTTCAATTCACCATCAGCGAACATCATCAGTTGTCTGTCCGAGAATTTATTTTTCATCAGGCATCCCCAAGCTCATCAAGAGCATAACTAAACCAGCACTAATCAGAGCTGTTCCGACTAGTGCTAGAATTGCTACTACTGTGTTACAGAGCATCATACAAAAAATCGACCAACGTCTCTTTTTTCAAACGCCTGTCGAGTTCAATCCCATGCTCACGTCCTATCTTCTCAAGTTCTTTAGGACTCTTTTCCATAAGAAACTCTTTGTTAAGGGAGGCACTTATCCAAGGTTTGTACTTATTTTTATTCCAATGGTGAATACTACTCATAATCTATCTCCTCAATTGTTATTAAAGGTTTATCTTCCAAATATCCCCAACAGTCAGTCAAGGATGCATCATAACAAATTAACAACGTCTCAGCTTCTTCACACTTACAATGGACACCTATAACATCAGGTGGCTCAAGTAGTGGCTCTGAGTAGTGGGTTAATTTGTTCTCAAATGCACTACATCCTGATATCAAGAGTGCTAGTGCAAATATTTTAAAATGGTATGTCATCGTCAAACTCCTCTTCAGCTACAGGTGTAATTTTTTTCTCAGGTGCAACGTCAAGGTTTGTTGGTTTAGGTTCGTCTCTTTCGCCAATTTCTCTCTCACCTAGCATCTCACCTTTCCTGTCTAACGATTGCAGGGCAGAATTGAATCCTGAGAGCTTGACCTCAGTAATATATTTCGTAACACCAGTCTTGTCCACATAGCTTCGATGAATTAGCTGTCCTTCAACGTAAAGTTGAGAGCCTGTATCAAGGTGTAGCTTCTGACATATCTCAGCAAGTTTTCCAAACACAACAACTCTATGAAACTGACTATCTGACTTTTTCTCACCAGTTTGTTTGTCTGTCCAATTTTCATTTGTTGCTAAAGTAAATATAGCAACTGTGTTGCCATTCGATTCAGCAATTTTATAGTCCGGTTCTTTAGTGAGGTGACCCACCAGTATGACCTTATTAATACTCATTTACTTCTCCTTATTAAAATTAGGTGGTTACTTAGGGCAACCAATCCTAGCGTTTGTCTTTAACTAACGAGGTAAGGAGAATGGCATGAACTAGCCTTTCTAAACCCCGACAACAGCGTAGGTGCTAAACCTCTGTGTTCTTTATCTGCTTCTGCTTCTCAGCAAAAGCTTTAGCATAAGCCTGATTCTTTGCTGCTTTTTCTTCAGCATTAACATTTCTTGTCTCAGACTTTTTAGCCATGTAATCACGCATATACTCCTCTTCTTCAGCATTTAAGAGCTTGTTAACCGCAGCTCTGAGGTGTTGGTTGCCATACATATCAGCTCTGCACTCCTCAATGCCTTGCTCATCATCGTTAGCTATAGCTTCTTTGAAAGCTGTAGATACATAAACAACTAAGGTAGCCATAGTCTTTAAGTGAGCATCAACCTGAGACTGCTGAACGATAGCATTTTGTATCTCATCTGCACTTGCGATTTTGCTCCCATCACTCATAAATCCGGTAGCAAAACTAATCGCCCTTCCCAAACTTGAAGTCTCGCAGTTCTCCAAAGCTGAACTCTTATTAACTTGTGTACTACCACGAATTTCTTCAGCCAATCCAGTACCAAGACAAACACCATTAACTATAGCCTGAGTTTGAGTAACTATTTTCTCAGAGTCATTGGTAATAATTGAAGTGATGAGTTGACCGGAGTCTCCATATTTTTCTCGGAAAGCTTTGACCCTTTCACCAACTTCAGCGTAAGATTTATCGCCTTTAAGTTTAATTGTTTTCATTTCAGACATTATGAACTCTCCTTATTTTTTTGACCTTTATAGTGATACCTAGTTACACGAGACTCTTCACCAAATCTATTCTGAACCTTTACCTGATGTTCATGGTCAAACACATGACCAACTTTTTCCATCTGTTGAATAGTTGAGGCAAGTCTAGTAATTCCAAAAGTGTTAATAGCTTCAAGTGAAGTGATACTTCCCTGATTCCTGACAAAACCTAAGACTCTTTGTTTTTGATTACTCATTCTTTATTCTCCTTTCTTATTATCGACAAATTAAATTTATTCCTTAGAGATTCTTCAGCTTGTTCTGCTGATGGTGTGCAAGGCTCTTGACTGTCTAGTTCCCTGAGATTCTCTTCCGAGTTAATCTCATCATAGTAAAAATCTGATATGCTCATGAGTCACCTCCACCTAATTCTAAAAACCAATCTAAGTCAAAACCAAGTTGGTCATCCAATATATCTCTGACCTCCTCTGTGAAGTCATAGTCATAGTCTTCTTCATAGTCCTGATACTTTCCATAGACTTGGGCAGAAAACCTGTAATATCGAAGATTTACCACCTTCCTGATAGCATGAGAGAGTTCAAGTACATGACGGATTGGAACTTCTAGGTCAATCTCATCCACCATGTGTTCAACTTCCAAGATAATATTTGATGCTTGGTCAATCATTTCATCACGAGCTTTATCTTTATTAGATTCCCACTCAGTCTGAAAGTCTTCACCTCGCTGTAGTTCTTCTTTAGTGTCCATTAGATTCTCCTATTTAGTTGTGTAAAATTTTTCATGACATTCTGATGTACAAAAAGAGATGTCATGTCGAAGAGGTTCAACTCCAAATCCAAATCCTGTCAAACCATCACAATGCCAACAATGAGTTGGTTTTGTTTTTGTTTCTGTTTCTGTTTTTAGTTTAACGTGTTTCATATTTTGTATCTCCTATTTTGTAATGTGATTCAATCAATCACGATGTGATTATACAACCTTTGATATAAAAAGTCAAGAGTAAAATACAATTTCGTCAACTTGACTATGCAAAAAATATTCATAAACGTCAGGTCTGATGACGTTGTTCTTTACCAAAACCAACAATGCTTTGTCATCGACATCGTTGCGAACAGTCCAATCTTTACCTCCAACACCTGATGATGTTATATCAAGTTCTTGCCAACCTCCGAGACGTTTTAGAGTTCCCATGTAGTGATTACGTATTTGCACAGAAGCTCTAGTCCATTTTGCTTTGACCCAAGTAGAATGAAGCTCGACCTCTCCCTGAGTTGAATTATACTTAACTGAACCTGTATCTTCCTTCAGGGAGACTCCGAACTCTCCATCTGTGAGTGGTTTGATAGTATCCATGCCTATTCACCCCCAAATAGTAAGTGTCTAATACCTTCAACTAGCCCGTAATTGTCCATTAGTTCGTTAAACACATCTTTATCTTCATTAGAATGTTTGCCAACTGTAATTAACCAATCAGGATTAATGACGCTGATACCTACATCAGCGTAGACAGTTATCTCATCAAAGGTGTTCCATCTGTAATCGAAGTTCAAAAACGTCTTTGGAAAAGTTATAGCGAAATAGTTAGAGCTTACGAACTCTACTTTTGCTTTTACTTTATAGACTTTATTACCTGAAGTTAACTTTAGTTCATGTGGTTTTTTTAAATGTTTGTGCATTTCTTTCTCCTAAATTATGGGGAGGTGTTACCCTCCCCTGTTAAATTAAATAGGTGTATCAGACTTAAACCAATTGTCACTTACATGCCCATCATCAAATTTGACAGTCCAGTATTGCGTGGTAAATCCTAATATGTCTCTGTCTTTTTTTGCCCATCTTTTTTTAATCAATGTTACTTTTCCGATAGGCGCATCTTCCATCATCCAATAATGAAAAAGCATAACTTTATTTCCAACCTTAAAATCTTCATACTTATTTTGTGAAGGTTGAAACATCTTGTCTTCATCATCAGTTGCCATTTTGTTAAGTGCATCACTTAATATGTTTACTGCTTTTGTCATAATATCTCCTTTTGTTAAATTAATAGCCAAAATTTATCCATTGAATAGAGTCAGCAACTGCATAAGGTTTTATTTTATGTCTGCCTACTCTATATTTGATTGGCACTAGATAGATTCTAAGACCATATGGATTAAATCCACCTTGAGAATCTAGATATTTTTTTGCTTGAACTTTTGTTTTAAATCTTTTCATTTGTTTCTCCTGTCTATTATTTTAAGTGCAGTACCTAGCGTACCTCTACTTGCGAACTCTACAAGAACGTCAAACAGGATGTCGCTAAGAGGCGCATCCCCTATCTGTCCGTATGGTCTGTCAGCAGGTTTGCGATACTCGTTATTAAGTGTAAATTGAAATTTCTTGTTCATTTGTTTCTCCTATTTTGTTGGGGAGGTTGCCCTCCCCGGTTAAGTTAGATAAGTTCGCCACGTTCATCGAATTTGATATGTTCAGGATGAGCTGCGTCTTCAGCCATCCAGTAATATGTACCCTCAGGATTGAACTCTAGATAGATACCAGTACCTGATTTGGCATACTGCTTGTCAGTAACTCTAAGACGTGTACCTTTCCCAAGTGCGACTATTTCTTCGCCAAGAAAAGGAACGTTGTCGAAATCATATAGACCTGCCGCAGTTGAAAGGTTCATTGAACCTACGATACCTTGAGCATCATAATCTTTACTTACGACATCATCCCAAATTGTTACGATTGGATTTCTTAATGTTGTTTTTACTGAACTCATTTACTTCTCCTATAACGTTAAAAAACTTCCTTTATGTCTCAATGACGAAGTCATTATACCATATTTGAGGTCATTTGTCAAGCTTTATTTAATTAAATAGGCAAAATAAATTAAAAAAACTATCCCTGACTATAGTGCGGGATAAAAGAATGTGCTAGGGATAAAAAAAAGGGAGGCTATTAACCTCCCCATTTCGTGCTTGTTGATTAAGCCGCTAGACGAAGCTCATTAAGCAAAGGGATGACTTTTCTTACTTTAGCCTCACGATTGTATATAGTCGCAACTTTATTCGCTTCATTCTTAAATTTAGCGTGGCTAGACCAATCAGTTAAAGTATTAAAGACTGCCCAAAGGTTGTGACCCATTTCATCAACGTACTTGATGTAAGTCTCTTCAAGTAAAGCCTCAAGTCTTTCGCTCTTACCTGCAACCTGCTTAAAGATACGAGTAGCTTGTGCAGCAGTAACAGGTGACTTAGGGTATGTCTTCCAAACATCAGCGTTCTTAGTGTATACCTCAAGAGCTGTCTCAAGTTTTGCAACAGCAACTTCAGTATCAAGACTTGCTGTGTGTTTAGCGTTGTAGCTAGAGAATGCATCAACAACAACCTGACCATTCAAACAAGCTATTCTAACTGCTCCAACCATTGACGTGAACTTCCAAGACCCATCGTAGCTGTTAAGCACCATGATTCTAAGTTGAACGAAGTCTCCGGGAGCTATCTCAATCTCATGTGCAGGAAACGTGTAAGTAACGATTGTCTTAGCACCATAGTGAGACTGTTGAATGTTCTTAGTCATACCAGTTCTGTCTAGGTTAGAAGCTAAGATAACCTCATGAAACCGAGGTAAGATGTCAGCGTTCTGCACTAGGTTGTAGTTAATACCAACAACTGCGATTGGGTCACCAAGCTCATTAACGATTGCTTTGTGAGTTCCAACACGCTTCTCATCACCATCCTTGTACACAGCAGGACGTGTAAGTAATCCCTGCTCTGTAACTCTTTGATATTCGTTTGCAATATCTTCTACTATTCTTAAATTGTCCATTTGTATCTCCTATATAGTGGGGAGCAAAAGCTCCCCGGTTGAGTTATCTTTCAGTAGATAGAATTTCCATTCTTGTATCTACATTGCTTGTAATCGCAATAAAGTCTTCTGTTGTGTAACCATACTCCATATAAAGTGGAGCTATCAAAGCGACTAGTGCAATAGTTTCTTGATGATTTTGTGAACCATACATTCTTAACTTTACAACTGCGTCTTCAATCTCTGTACTGATTTGGTTAATATATTTTTCCATTTGTATCTCCTATTTCGTTAAAAGTGTCACTAAACATCTCAATGACAAGGTCATTATACACTATATGAGACTAAAAGTCAAGCTTTATTTAATTAAACAGAACAATTAATTCAAATAGTTTGCAATCGAAATAGAAGAGGTGTATTATTTGAGGTTCGTGGTAAGCTTTTTGGATGTTTCAGAAAGCACAAATGCCTAGAGTGATTGAAGCTCTAAGCATTTGCTAAACTGGTGTTTGCCCCACCTGCTTGAGAAAGATTATACCATTTTCAATCAATTAGGCAAGTATCAGGATACGACAGGTGATATGTCTAGCCTTTGGTTGCACTCAGACCTGTTATAAATATCAAAGAGATTCAGCAAACGTATTCCACAAACTGCTGATTGATGTTGGGTAAGAACGCTTATACTGGTAACCACCTTGAGTGCTAAAACCCCAACGCAGAGTGCAGATGGCTGAGTACCTAACAAGGTAGCGATGACTCTGACCTGATTAATATTTAAGAATTAGGCATACGGATAATACTGCGAAGGACTTATACGAATGAGAATCTCTAGTTTAGTTTAGGCTATTCTAGGGATTTCTTTGCCCCAAACTCCCAACTCAGGAATTACCGAATAAGTAAAGAGCTTTAAAAGAAAGGGATTTATCCCTCGCTCTGTTGAAGTAAGTCTCCGAAGGAGAAGTCATAAAAGCTAAACCAACTACGCAATGTATCTCATTTGATATAATAGAATCTTTTTCAATATACTTTTACTATGGCTAAAGTAATCTATTACAACTCAATCCCATTAGAAATCAAACGATTAGGCATCACACAACACAAGTGTGCTGATATGCTTGGATGTTCTCTTAGTGGTTTAACTCATCGTATCAAAGCAGATAAACAACAGCTTCATTGGGCAATTTATGGCTTGGCAAATTATTTAGATAGAGACGATAATTTACAAGAAAATGTCAAATAGCTTTAGTCAGGAAGAACGTGAATCATTAACTAGAACAATGGCAGACTTAACACGTTTAACTGGTGCTGTTGAAGACAAAGAATTGAAAGAGAAACTTGAGGAGAATATTCTAGCCTTGTGTGACCAACTAAAGTCAAGGTTGATAATGGATATGCATAGAAAGAGATGAGAACTGACGAACATGAAGTTCAGAAAGCTATCTGTGAGTATTTAGACATCAGACGTATTTGTTATTTTGCTATTCCAAATGGTGGTAAGCGTGGAAAAATCGAGGCAAACAAATTTAGAGCTGAAGGAGTAAAGAGTGGAGTGCCTGATTTATTTATTCTATGGGAGTCACAACCATTTTTTTTAGAGGTCAAGAGACCCAAGAATGGATTAGTTCCTAAAGGTAGAGTGACTAAGAATCAGACAGAGATGATGGTCAAGCTAGAGGAGAATGGAGCTGAGTGTGCAATTGTGTACTGTGTAGCAGATGTTATAGAACAATTTATTGAATGGGGAATAGGTCATTAAACAGAATGCAATAACTAAATCAGCTCGTGGTCAGACATGCACATTGAAGCTTGATAAGTGCTTTGGGGGAGTTGGCAACGAGACAGTAGTCTTCTGTCACAAATCAGGTGGAGGAATGGGGTTGAAATCTAAAGACGAGGATGGAAAGGATGTAGGGTTCTTTGGATGTAGCTATTGTCATTCAGTCTACGATAGACAGATAACGCATCCATATTATAAGCCTTGGTTTGTCGATGAGCTTGTAGAGTACGCAATCAAGGAGACAGATAAAAGATTAGTTAAGATGGGATTAAAGTGAAACGAATGCTACAGAGAGAAAAACCTAAAGCTGACATCCTAGAGAACATGACACGTCAAATGTTTAAGGAGATTAAGGGAGATGAGATTATCGTGGAGATGAAACCTAACACTCAATCAAGGTCAACCAAACAGAACGCTCTCTATTGGAAATGGCTAGGTGTTTTAACAGAGACAGGTAACTCTCAGGGTGCATTGCATCAGTATCTTGCACAAGAATTTTTAAGTCCTGTTGTAGAACAAGTCCAAGGTAAGCCAATATTAGTGATAAAATCGACAACAACACTAACTGTAAAAGAGTTCGCAGACTATTTAAGTAGGGTTGAGGAATTTGCTGATGAACTTGGATGTATACTACCAAGACCTGAAGATTTATATTTAGAGAGCATGATGAGACAACATGACTGAAGAAGAAGAACGATTCGTCAAAAGACAATATGAAAAGCTACCTCATATGTATCTAGCTTTACTTGAGTATTG